GTTGCTCTTCATTTACTTTACTCCAACAATCAGGGCAGAATAAATCTACAATGTTTTCTTCTGCAAATACATTCACAAACCAAGTTTGTGCCATTTCTTTTGATTTTTTATCATAAGGCTTCTCGCACAAATGACATTTGTCGGGAAGCATATTAAATAGACCAACCTTGTTGGATACTTCTTTCTGTAGATCTTTTTCTTTCTTTCTCTGAAGTTTTCTTGTTGCGTTGCTCATAGTTCAAATCCCGTCATAATTGGATGACTATTGTTCAGATTGCGATCAAACACAACAATCATTGATGGGAATGGTGCAGAGTTGAGTTTGCTTGAACCATTCTCAAATTTTACACGACCTTTTACAAACTGAATAAGGTCAGCCTTCATGCAAAACTTATGAAACCATTTTGTATCTGTTCGTGCTGGGATTAACAAGACGCTGGTAACATCGTTGTCTTTATATTCTTTATAACATTTCTCAACCCAACCAGCCACATTTGAGTACGGCGGATTTACAAACGCTACTTCACCTGACCAATCTTGAATAAGACCGTCGTCATCCATAGAAAAATACTTCCAGCACTTACGATTATCAACTGTAGCGCATGGATCTAGTGTAAACTTATAATATTCGTTTAATTTGTCAAATAATTTTTGAGGGGTATTCCATTCATCTGATTTGCTTGAGAACATTACTTCTTGAGTTTGGGTATCCATCATGCTCCTGTTGAACCAAAACCGCCATCTTTGCGGTTGGAAATAGTTGGTGTACGAGAATAAAGGGGGACTTCTGCTGGAACTTCAGAGAAATCTGTAAGTTCTACCTGATAGGTTACAATCTGTGCGATCTTGTCCCCGCACTTTATAACTTGTGGCTGTGTGCCAATGTTGTGCAGATTAATTAATAATTCGCCTTCATAACCAGAATCAATGATACAAGCCCCGACTACCAATGATCTTTTAGCAGCCATACCAGACCGATTTTTAACTTCTGTCACAAAGCCATAAGGTGTTGCAATTTGTAAACCAGTTCCAAGTACGGTTGATTGACCCGGATGAATTACAACATCTTCATAAGCATAAAACACATCTGCGCCAGCATCGCTTGGATTGGCGCGAACAGGTAACTTTGCTTCATGATTCAATTTCTTAATATCAACGTTCATTTAATCCTCCAAAGATAAAACATTATATAATTTTTTTTATTAAATGTCAAGACAACGCCAGTTCTTTCCTAGAGAACGTGTTGAGAAGCCCCAATTCTCATCATAATCAAGGCGAGACAGATACGGCTTATTTACATGAATCTTATCACGATTCTCATCAAAGTTCCATACTTTGATTTGTGTCGTCGTATTTGTATCGTCAATCACGTTCACAATATAGAAGTTTTTGCCATTCTTCGTTGTCTTTTTAGTAATGTCGCGTGGAATAAACCAGCACACTCCAAGTTCAGTATCAAATTCTCCAACAGGCGGCACTTCATTTTGTTCTAGCTTTTGTAGAATCTTCTGCGACATAACCAAATTAAATGGGAACAAACCAGTTAGTGATACCACAAACTCGATCTTTTCTTCTTTTGTAAAGTCAGCCACGTTATCAAACTCTTTGATTGTTTCCTCAAACTTCTCTTTCTTCTTTGGTTTTTCCTCAACCACACAAGTCCAGAAGTGTTTCATATTCTTGAACCTAGAATCCTGAAGTTCTTCCAAGGCATCACAGCGAATGAGTACGTCCAATGCTTTTTTATTCAGCTTTGAATAAACAATGTTGTCGTTATAGATTAATTCCTCAATTGTTTTGAAAGGACGGTTTTGTAGGATTTGTTCAATAGCTTTCTCGCCAAGACCTTTGATGGAACTCAGAGGTTGGACAAGTGTTTTGTCGTCCTTAATCGACCAATGCATATCAGAATAATTAATGCTGCATGGTAATACATTATATCCTAGATTTTTTACAATATTAATTGAGCGCTCAAGAGATTCTGCCATTGTATTGCTCCGAAAAGATTTTATTAATAATTGATTGGCTCACGCCGTATATTTTTGCTATTTTAACTTGCGATAAAGTTCCCTTAAGTTGTTTTATATCATTCACCTGCTCTGTTGTCAATTTCGGCTGGTTGTTTCTTATAGAAGCCTCACTTATTTTCTTTTTTGTCTCCTCGGAAAGTTTTTTGCCTTTATTGGCTGTTTTAAGTTTATTTTTAGTATTTTCACTTACTTCATGCCCTGCCAATGCCGTTCTTATTTTTTCTTTTGTTTCATCAGAACAAATACGAACTCTACCAATATTTGCCATCTTTAATCTTTCTATTATTTCTTGCGATGCTTTTTTGCCTTTATTCCATGCAATTTTACCTTTATTAGAAATGCTAATTTTTTCTTTATGTTGTTTAGAAAGGCTTTTCCCATAGAAATGGTGCTTTTCGCCACTCATTCTAAATGATTGCTCTTTTTTTCGTTCCTCGGTCCATTCACACCCTAGCGGAGAATTGGCTTGTTTTCTGGCATTGTACCCAAACTCTCGTTCGAACGAGCTTTTAATATCAATCCATTTTTGTTCTAGAGTCAAGAGCTGCTTTTCATCAAATATTTCTTCAATCACCTCAAAAATAAAAGATTCTTCTCCGTGCTTATTCCAAGAACTTTGTAAATAAGGGCTATGATGTATATTTTTATTTAAAAGATCTCTATGTTTTCTCCATCTTGTCTCAATTTCTATTGAGCTTCCAATATAAACTTTGCCTGTGACTATATTTTTTATTTGATAAACACCCTTCATTCTTCTCTCCTATTTATTAGCTATTATCCATCCTACTAATAAATAGTTTTAATTTATAATTTTTCAGTTTGTTTCGTTAAGAACGCCGCAAGCCATTCAATCGGGTAATAATGTAGAAGATAGGCACATTGATAAGAAAGAACAGAATAAGCAACAGCGTGCGACTTGTTGAAGCCATACCCTGAAAAGTATTCGAACGATTGCCAAAGTTCTTGAGCATCTTTTTGATGAATTCCTTTTTCAATGCAGCCCTCAATAAAGCGCTGATGAATACTGTCCTTCTTTTCGTGACCCTTGCCAGTGCCCTTCTTTGTCAAGAGCTTACGCAGCAAGTTGCCTTCATCAAGTGTAATGTCCTTGCCAAGCTTATGAGCCATCAAAGCAATTTGCTCTTGGAAAACCAAGAAGCCATAAGTTTCACCAGCAACTTCTTTTACAATAGGATGTAAATAACGCACAGAACTAGGATTATTCTTTGCTTCCACATACTCTTCGTGAACATTCGCCGCCAGAGGACCGGGACGATAAATAGAAGTGATAGCAGACAAGTCAATGATACTCATTGGCTTTGCTTTAGAACAGAACCTTTGAGCGCCCTTCTCTGCAAACTGGAAGATGCCAGCCCACTTGCCCTGATGAAATATATTCTTGTAGACGGCTTTATCTTCCAAATTCATTACTTCTGGATGAAGATTCTCAAGATAAAACTTTTTAATATCGTCAAACGAAGGATTTGGATTATTCATCTTGCGCCTTAAAATATGACGGATACAATCTTCAATCATCCGAAGTGACGCAAGCCCTAGAATATCAAACTTAATAAAGCCTAGTGGCTCCAAGTGACGAACGTTTTGACCTTCGCTCCAAGGAGTTTGAATAACACCACCAGAATTAATCAATGGCATTTGAGTATTCAAATTATCAGCAATAACAACACCGCCAGCATGGCGAGATTGCGAACGAACCTGACCGTGCAGACCTTCAACGTGATGTTTGATTTGCGGATGTTTCTCAAAGAATTTTTGTAGAGTTGGTGAAAACTCCAATAGTTCTTCATAGGTTGGCGCATAAACACCCGACTTGATTCCATTCTTCTTCTTGGCTAGAGGTGTTGCCTCTGCAAGCATTTTGCTTGTTACATCATTAACTTCCTTGAAGTCAACACCGTAAAGCTTAGAAATATCCTTAATCAGAGAACGGAACTGTAGAGTATTATAATTCGTAATTGGAACTACAGTATTCCCGCCCCACTGAGAAACAAGATATTCTTTGATTTCCATAGGATCGGAAACGTCAAAGTCAATGTCTGGATAATCTGTTGCATCACGACGAATAAAACGTTCGAATTGCAGACCATACTTAATTGGATCTACTTGAGTAATGTCCAGCACATAAGAGATAAGCGAACCAGCCGCAGAACCACGACCAGCGCCACATAGTTGCATTTGACGCGAAGTGTCTGATACTGCTTTCATTGTTAGGAAATACTTAGCAAAGCCACGGTCTTTGATAACCATTAGCTCTTCTTTTAGGCGGCTTACATACTCTGGCTTTTTATCCAAACCAAATTGTTTTAGACCTTTTAGACATTCTTCAGTAAGAGCCTGAATGGCTGACTTGCCATCTGGAACAACAAAGTCGGGCAGGCGAGGAGAGTTATCTGGATAAAATGACTCAATGCGCTCATGTGCAATAACATAAGTATTTTGCAGAGAACGCAACACGACTTCATCATCATACTCAAAGCCACAAGCCTTTGAATACTTTTGATAAGACGCCCACATTTGGTCGCCGTTCTTTGGATAAAGCTCGCTCTTTAGATCGTCCCGCGTTTGTGGAAGATCTCCAATGTCATAGTCAGGCTTATTATTCAGCCAGCCCAAACGCTTATAGATCTCGCGGTCCTTCCAAGCGTCAGGGTTTGGGTAATGAGAGTCGGCAGTTGAGACAAGTTGTAGACCTGTCTTTTGAGCAACTTCAATTACATGCTTGTTGATGTGATGTTGTTCTGCAATGTTATGCCATTGAAGTTCGCCATAGAAACGATCTCCGAAAATGGCTTGAAACTGTTGAACAAGAGCCAACATGGCATCCTGCACAGCATCGTGACCTTTATCTTTATTTTGCCAATAAGCCTTGGACAAAACACCACCCATGCAAGCAGAGCTTACAATGATGCCTTCATTATACTTTTGTAGAAGCTCAAAATCTACGCGAGGATAACGATAGAAGTTTCCGGGCTTGAATGATTCCGAAACAATAGAAAAAAGGTTTTTCAAGCCCTTCTGATTCATTGCCAGAAGAACCAAGTGGGCACGACGACTTATCGTGTTCTTTTCAATAGAACCCGACTTAGTTTCCTCTTCATTCTCTACAACAGTTCCAGATTCCTCTTCGGAACCTTTGACTTTTTTATCTTCCTTATACTTTTCGTATTCGT